TAGCGCTCCCATTAGTCTCCCTTTACCTTTGCGAACATGGCTTCAAGTGTGCTTCCAATGGCTTGCAACAGTGGCCCAGCGCTTACGCCGAGTATTGATCCCGTGGCAGTTTCGACTGGGTTTGCCGCAGCCGCTGCGACCATTTCGGGAATGCGATTTAAGGAACCGAGCGCCATAAGTGTTGCGTCTGCGCTTGCTGTAGCCATTGCTTTCGTTTCATTCCAAATGGCATTGAGGACGATCATGCCTTCGCCAATTTGCTGCGCGTTCTTGAGAGTGCTGGCCGTCTCTTCTGCGATGGCGTCTTGCTTGGCGCGATCAATGCCAGCCTGCGCCGGGCCCATGGCTTGACCGACGGCCATATCTGATTGCATTTGAGCCTGTGACAGATTCGCGGCGCTCGTCATGGCTTCAGGTGAGAACGTGTGCGCCAGTTTCGACAGATGCTCGGAGCGATCCGAGACAGCGCTATACATTTCCTGCGCGAGTTGCAGCACCCTCTGTGCGCCCATCATGCCAGCCATGGCGGTGCTACTGGCGCTGATCCGATTGATCTTTTCCATGGCACCGTTCACGCCGGAGATCAGTCCGCTCGTGTCCGCTGTAATGCTTACCGATGCTTTTAAGTCATTAGCCATGGTGCAATCCTGTGCGCTGGTGCGCCTGTCATTGCGCACGTAAGAGTGATGAGCAGACTCTCAATCCGTTCCTCTGGCGTTCGTTCAGACATCAGCCCGACTGGCATATCCATTCGGGCTGCTGGAGTCATCCTCCAGATGCGCCTTTCGGCGCTTGAATAGGGCGCTCTTTCATTACCTCCGCGATGATGGCATTACCGACTTCCACGCGCAGATCAGCAGCGGCTACGCCTTCAGCAAGTAACGGCGTTCCGTCAGCGCAGCGCACGCAACCAATCCACCAATACTGGCCGCCCGCGGCGATATCACGCATCACTGGTCGGCGCACCTGGAGAGGTGGCAGTCCTTCGATGTTGGCGTCCCGCCATCCGTCGCCTAGATATTCGGTTCCGATCGGCATTAGGCGGGCTTCGCTTCGGAGAAGTTGAAGTTAATCATTGCAGCGCCCTGCCCGTCATACGAACGGCTAGCGCTCGACAACATGCAAGTGATGCTGTAAGACGTTCCGGAGTTCCCGTCCGACCACGCGACGATGGTCTTAGTGTCCGGCGCGGTGTTGATTAGCGTCCCAAGCGCTGTTTCCGCAACGGCAGTGGCGTAGGCAGTGCAAGTAATCTTCCGCGTAACACGGCCAGCCATTGCAAGCGTGGTGAGGTCGAGCGTAGTGGTGATATCGATCTCTTGGCGCGATATATCGATCGTGACGTTTTGCACTGGGATGGTGACCGAGTTAATGGTGAGCGTCCCGCCGTATCCCGCTGTGTATGTCGTTGGCATGGTTTATGTCTCGTCGTGGGTGAGGAATGTTGTACTAACTACGATGATTCTTTCGGCATCGCCTGTGCCGTCATCGGGCACGGCGTCAAGTGTTCGCATACTGATGTCCACCATGTGGAAAGTGATTCGATTCTCCACTACGGTTTGTTCGAACGCCAACGTAATCTCGTCGGCTACTTCCAGCGCATCAGCGACTGTTTGGGCAATGCATGAGAAGTTGACGGACAACGTGACCATGTTGGTGATAGTGCTTGTTGTCTGCGCCCAGTTTGCGGATGTGAACTCGTAGGTGACGTACGGCAAAGGATCACCCTGGCGACGCCACCGCGGCGAGAGTTCCGCCCGCGTTAACTCTGGCGCTAAATACGAGTACAACGCTTTCGTGATGACTTCGAGCGATCTACTTGCCACGTAAAGCCTCCTTGCACGCTTGCAGGATGTAGTCGCGGAGGTTCTTTGTTACCTGTGGGATCATTTGAGACGCCACGGCGCGAGAACGCCACGCTCCTGCGATCTGCTTCGCTGTGGCGGTCTTACGAGCCTCCGTGCGTCCGGACCGCTCTGCGACGAACGTAGGCGCTGCCTCGCGTGCTGCGGCGAACACGGCCCGCAATTTCCCGGCGCGCTCCGATCGTGGCCCGGCAAGTGCCGCCGGGCGCTTGGCGGCGATGATCGCCTTGTAGTTGCCCTGCTCTGCCTTGGCGTCCTTGCTGAAGTTGGCGTAAGCCTTGGATCCCTTGGCGTAGTGCCGGAATCCACCTTCCAGTAAGTGCCAAATCTTTTGGCGGCCACTGGAGTTGCCTGCCTTTTTCCCGTACATGACGCCCACGCGGCCCGCAACTCCTGACGACGCTTTGCCGCCAGCACGCCGCACGTCAACCATGGTTGCGTTGGCAATGTCTTGGCGGCTCCACGGGTAGCCGCGGTAACTTGCAGATAGCCAAGTCCGAGTCAGCGCAGTGCGCACTGGTTGCAATGCTTTGCGCATCGAGCGCTTCATGACGTTCTCGGCAACCTTGGGCCCAAGACGTTGAAGCGCCTTGCGGACGTTGCCGTCCACGAACTGCGTCTTCATCGTGATCTTGGTAGCGGTCATTCCGTTACCTCCGTTGCTTCCATCTCCAAGCGTCGGCGCTTTTGGTCACGATCAAAGCACACGCGGATGTTGAACACGCGCTCCGTGCCGTTGTCCAGGTAAAGCAGTCGGCTGTTCGTGGTTACGGCGGGATGCCAGGCGGCGAGAATGCGCCAATCGGAACGGGCATTTACACCCAGGTCGTCTACCACTTCGTTCGTGCGTGCAGAGTCAATATGGCAAGCAATGTTGGCGACGCTGAGCCATGCGACAGATGCCTGGCCAACTGCGTCCACGGTGCGTACTGGATTCTGCACTGTCATGGAGAGCCTCAGCATCCCGGATGGCACATGGCCAGCCATTACCCGATCCCCTTGCCCATCATGCCTGTGATGCGATCCCAGTAGGTGGAGTCGAGCGCGATGGTGTCATCGCCGCGACTTGCAACATGGTGCGCCACGCGCTGGAGGAGCGCCATCTCTAGCAGCGGGTTCAGCGCTGCGTTACCTGCTGTTACGGTCAGCGTGACCGGGTAGGTCAAAGCATCGATGTCCATATCGACGTAGACCAAACCGTTGATCGTGATTTTTAAACACGATCCAGTTGCACCAGCCGCATCTAGATAAGCCACCGTGGTGCCCGCTAGGTCGCCTTGACGCTCAAGACGGAGATAGAGCCCGCCGTAGATCGTCACGGGCGCTGCGGCCACCCACTGCTTACGCGTGACACTCTCAACGCACCACCCGGTGCGCTCTTCAAGTTCCCGTACTGCCGCTGCCCATGCAATGCCGATGCTTACATCGTCTTCCGTGTGAGGGATCCGGGCCCAACCGCGAAATTTTGCTAGGTCTAGAGCCATGGTTCCTCGCTGCAGGTAGGTGGGGCCGAAGCCCCACCCACCTGAAGGATGAGAGGATCAGAATCAGCCGTTCACTACGCGCAGTTGGACAAGCGCGTCGCCGCGGGTGATGTTGGCGTTAGCAAAGGCAAGCGCCGTGTACTTCACCTGGCCAGTGGTCGCCAGGGTGATGTCGTCGCGGATCATGCCGATGCCTGCCCATTGACGAATCGCGTAACTCTCTCGGATGTCTCCAACCACTGCCATGCACGTAGTTGCTGCAGCAGTCGTGACGTTCACGGGAACATACTGCGTGACGTAGACCGGGAGACCCATGAGCGTGAACGGTGCTGCACCCGTAATGCCAGCATCCGCAGATGGGACAAACAGCGGAACACTATTCACGGTAGTACCAGCGATTGCTGCGTAAACGTCTTGCGGGATGATCCATGCGCAGGATGGACTGTTCCAGTAAGCAGCAGGCAACTTGGTGTAACGCATTTCCGTGAGGTTGGCAAGAATCACTGCAGCGGTAGAAGTTGCAGCAGTTACCTTGGCTGATCGCGCGTTACCTGATGCACTGGTTGCGCCCGTGCGCACTTGGCAAGTGGCAGATGCCGTATCAAAGATTCCGACTGGCATGTTGGTGCCTGTTCCACCGATGAAACCGAACTCAAGGTTCTTGCTCAACTTCGCTTGGAGATCCATCATTACTTCGGCTTCTACGTCAAAGTTTGCCTGGCGCAACAGCGTCTGCGAAACCTGCGTGGTTGGTGAGCACAACTTTGGTGGCAAGAGCACTTCAGCCAATGCCATGTCGTTGGTGATAGCGGTGCCACCTTCAGCGATCCACGACCCAGTACCGCTGGTCGCAAGACTTGCGCCGTAGTTTGCGCTGGTCTGCGTGTTGTAGCGGAGCGATGGGTAACCAGTGACGCCGGACTTGTAGTCCGCCAGGTTAATCATCGTTGAATTGGCCGCCAGCATCTTGAGAATCTCTGTCTCATAAACGGCAGGAACCATGATCGTGCCCGCAGCGGTTGCTGGCGTGGTTGCGGTCGAAAGTGCACGCACTTCAGGTGCAGCGCCACCCTTCAACCAACCTGCAAACTGCTCGCGGTACTTCTTGGTATCGCGCTCTTCGCGGCCAAGTTCCATATCGCGCTTGGCGATGATTTCGACAGCGCTCGACGATGCGAAACGCTCGCGCATTTGCGCGGAACGGATCTCAGCCTCGACGGTTGCGAGTTCGTTGGCAACTTCATGGCCACGGGCCTCGACTTCGACAGTCAAGGAATCTTGTGCGAGAATGGAATCGCGCTCTGCGGTGAGCGCCTTACGGCTTTCAAAGAGTTCGGACAGTTTCATAGCGGCATCCTTAGACGCAGACGAAGACGGGCTAAGCC